GCAAATCCAGTAGCATTCTTCCCGAATGAAGGCTTTGTAATTTACGGTCAAAAGACACTCTTAAAACAACCAAGTGCTTTTGACAGAATAAACGTAAGACGTCTATTCTTAAATCTTGAAAAGTCTACAGCAAGTACAGTTAAGTTCTTTGTATTTGAGCCAAACACACTCTTAACAAGAACAAGAATTGTAAATGCACTTACACCGATCTTCGAAAATGCAAAAAACACTGAAGGTCTTTACGATTACTTGATTGTTTGCGATGAACGTAACAATACCCCAGCTGTAATTGATGCAAATGAGCTTGTAGTAGATATCTACTTAAAGCCAGTCAGAACAGCAGAGTTTATATTGGTTAACTTCTACGCAACACGTACAAGTACAAACTTCCAAGAATTAGTTGGTTAATATGACAAAAGGTACAACAGTCTTTTTTACAACATCATTTGATCCAAATGAACGTACCGGGGTTATCCAAGAGGTAACCTCGGTAGGTTATTTGATAGGGAATGTATGGTATAGTAAAAAAGACGTAAAAGTAAAGAGTGTGCTTATTGACAGCAAAAACTACCCAACTGACCAGCAATTAATACTTGGCTAATTAAATATTTTTATGGCAGACGTAAAACAAACTATCGCAGATTTTTACACACAAGCTCAGTCAAGAGACTTTTCCCGTGATAATCTTTTTAGAGTACTAAACATCAATTTCGGTGATGGTAGCACTCAAGTTATCGGTGAAAATGATTTGGTGTATGCTAGAACAGCTTCATTACCATCTAAGCAGATCACTAATGTTGAAGCCCCATATATGGGGTTAACATTCAATATACCTGGAGTTGCAACTTACCCTAATAGTGATAGTTATGTTATTAATTTTTATGCTGATGCTGCTCAACAGTTAAGAGAAAAGTTTTTATCTGTAGTTAATGATACGTTTAACGACGCAACGAGTACAGGTAATTACTTCACACCTAAGCAATCCGCTGTAATAGATTTGGTACAGCTTGACAAACAACTAAGAAAAATTGCTCAATATCAATTAGTAGGTGTTAGTATAAGAGAAGTGGGAGAGCTTGAATACGACATGACCTCAACAGGTGAAATTCAAGATTTTGATGTTACCTTAGCTTACCATTACTGGCGTAAAACAGGTTAACAGTTATACCATATAATAAAAATGCCGTACATATCGTACGGCATTTTTTATGATTAAATATTTGTATGCCTAGCATATTAAATTCTGTTGGAAATGCTGTAACAGGGTTAGCCACTTTAGGAGGAGTACAGCAACCAGGTGGTTTAGCAGCACCAAGTTTAATAGTATCTAACTTAGCTATTCCTGGTATACCTCTTATTAGTTTTAGAGATTATTTCCTCAACACAATGGAATCATGGATAAGTACTATACCATTACGCACCCAGTTTATCGCATTAATAGAATCCTTTCCAGCAGATTTAACCACGTCTATGATACAAAGTTTAGAAAATACCGATGGTAATAAACGTGGTTTTGATATAAACGCTGCTAAAAACGCATTAACTACCTATCCGTTGCAGGGGGTTGTTGGATGTATATTTTTAGACGGTGTTGATATACAAGAAGAAAATTTAGGTGCCGATAACGCTTCAATACCTAATAACAGAGGATTTTTGCAGGGAACTATTTTAACTAATAGAAGTGCGTTTTCCGACAACCCACTAACTCTACAATTTAGAGAAACTAACACTTCCTTTACTGATATGGTAATAAGACCTTGGGTAATCTTAGCAGCTCATAGAGGTTATATTGCAGTGCAAGACCCAGCGCAAAGTATTAAAACTAATATTACAATTTTACAGTTTTCCAGAACTTACCAGAATATTTCCCAAATACCAAGAAAAATTTGGCGTTTTTACGATTGTGTTCCCACGAGTGTAGATACTAGAAATTTAACTTACGATAGAGAAGCTGTTGAAACATACGATGTACCTTTTATATATGATTGGTACACGGTTGAAAGTAATCTATATATTCCTTTACCAGATATTATATCTAAGATTCGTAGAGGTAGTATACCGAGAATTTCACCTCTACAGAGATGATTTCAAACTACATAAATTACACAGTTAATAATAAAAAAATAAAAATAAAGGAACTCACTTTTCATGATTTTAGAGTTCTTTGTAAGTCTCTTTTTTCTGATGATGTTGAAGAGCTATCTGAAGTGTTTGAAAATTTAATTGCAACGAATGTTAAAGGCGAGAGTTTAAATTTGTTAGAAAAAATCTATGCTTTAATAATTTTAAGAAATCTAACCCATGGTAACGAGTTTACCTTTATGTATGATGGTAAAAAGGTTAAATTAGATTTAAATTCTATTTTAAATAATTTTAAATTTAATAATTTTGAAATTAAACAAAATAATTTTATCTTCACAACTCCAATAAACCTTTTTAATGCATCTATTGATCAGCTAGTTACAGATTCTTTATCAAAGATATTTTTAACTGATAAAGAAATAGACTGTAATAATTTAACCTTTACTCAAAAGCAGGAAATAATTTTTAACACTTCTTTACCCCTTATAAACACTTTTAATTTAATAAAAGAACAATTAGAGAAAAGTAAAATAAATTTTTACAAAGAAATAGATATTGATATTTTTGATAGTGGCCTTTTAATTTTTCTTAAAAGAATTTTTAGTGAAAATCTAGATGATATCTATACATTTGAATATGCATGCATTAAAAATTTAAATATGGGTGCGTATGAAATGCAAACATATACATATCCAGAATTAAAAATATTTTTACAAAACTTAACAAAGGAAATGAAAGAAAGACAAAAAGAAAGTAACTCCTCAAAGTTGAATAGTGAAGTCACATTGTAAATAAAGGTATGAGTAACAACAATTTTAATGATATTTTAAATGAGATTAACAACACAAAAGCTCCTATAAGTTGTTACGCCGTATCTACTAAAGAAAATGTTTCTATTTTACCTTTAACCCTTGCCCAACAAAAGAGTATTATTGAAACGTCAATGGATTCAACTTTAGCAGCTTTATTTTTTAACAGCACATTCTATAAGATTCTCAAACAAAACTTTAAAGGTGACATTTCTAAATATAATACTATTGACAGAGTAAATTTTGCAATAGCCTTACGTAGCCAACTATCTGATAGTTATTCATCAAATGATATCAAATATTCATTATCAGAAATTTTAAAACGTAATACCTCTTTACCTTGTGTAACTCCAGATATAGTGGTATCCTCAGAAAACTACAGTTTTAACGTTAAAGTTCCTAATTTATTACTAGACGATAGAGTTAATAGTTTACTACTTAGTAAATATAAAAACGAAAACCTTAACGGGGTTAAGTTAAAAACTTTAATTAGTGATTTGTTTGTACATGAAATATTGAAGTTTATTACAAAATTAAAAGTGAACGATAAAGAGATAGATCTGCATATCGATTTACAATCATCAGTATCATTAATTGAAAAGATAGATAGTTCAAAGTTTACTGAAGTTACCAAATACATTAATAACGTAAGAGAAGTAGAAAGAAGCTTTGCTATATTAATAGGTGCTAATAATAGCATTGATATTATCCCTGAATTTTTTATAGTCTAACTAACTTAACGAGTTTGTCATAAATATTTGTATGGCAAACGATACAACTCTTACTGATGTTATTTTACTTTTAACTAGAGTATCATCTAAAGTTGTGGATAAAATGGACAAACTTGAAAAGTTTGTTGGTTTATCATATAGAAATCAAGAAGCTGATAGGAAGAAAAACAGAGGAGATGCAAATACAGATGGTAAGCGTAAGAAAAAAGAAATAATATCAGAAGATTCAGATAATTCTCCTTCAAAGGTGTTAGATGAAACACCTATGATTATAGTTAGCGATTTTGGTTTAAATGCAAGGCAGTTTTTAACTGATTTAAAAAGTGGTTTTAGAAGAGATTATACGGATATTGGAGGTAAAGCAGGTATTAAGAAAGGAGGAGGAGAAGAAGAAGAGTCATGGATAAGTAAGTTTTTAGGATTTTTACCTATTGCTGGAGCTATTATTGGTGGTCTTGGCGGATTTTTAGCTTCTATAATGAGTGGAGATCTAGGTAAGATGTGGGATCAAATTAAGTCAGGTGATTATATGGAGGCATTAAAAACTGCCGGTGAAACGGTTTTTAAAACCGTTCAACCATATATACAAAGCATACCTGTAATAGGGCCGGTGTATTCTTTTGCTCAAGGTTATTTAGCTCTTAAAAAGGGAGATTTAATAGGAGGTTTCAAATATATAGTACAGGGTTTTATAGGCTTAACACCTTTACCTCTTAGTGTAAAGGCGGGTATGATAGGTGGTGTAGAATTTATAGGTGCTATGTTAAAGAAAAAATATGGTGAAGAAACTATGGTACCTAATGTAGGTAATAATATTATGACTATGGTTATTAAATCTTTAGGAGCACTTTCTAAAAGTGTAAAGTTTTTTAAAAAATTACCTTTAATTGGACCTATAATAAATTTTTACGAAGCATATAAAGCTTTTGAAACTGGAACCCCTGAGGGTATAGGAAAAGGTTTTCTAAGTTTATCGGCAGGTATTACGGGTCTTTTTCCTGGAATAGGTACAGCTATATCAATAGGTATAGATGCTTTAAATTCTTTATTATTTACAGAAACTACTACCACCGATATGGAAGGGAGAACAGTTACAAAAATCGATTACAGGGATTGGTTTCACTCCACTATGGATTATTTATCTACTCGTTTTCCACTTAAAAATTTAGTAGATCTGGCTACTGGTATTGAGTATATAAGTAGGGGTAAATATGCTCAAGGCTTTGATTATGTAGTTCAATCTTTTCCTGGTTTAACATTAGTAAGAGATCTAATTGTAAATCCTATACAAGCCTATAAAGAAACAAAAACAAAAGGTGGTAACCTTGTGGATTTTGTTAATAATATTACCGAATCTATAATAAAAGCATTTGTAGATGCTTTACCTGATGCTTTTGGTATAAGATACCACGTTGCAAAATTTTTAGGTATAAAAACAAATGCTCCGATACCTCAAAGCACTAATACATCAAATAATTCAAGTGCAAATGTATCTGATTTACAGCGTAATATTTTAAACGAAGCAGAAAATATGAGGGCTCAACAAGAGCAACAAAATGCTGCAGCTAATGAAATAGGTACAAGAGCAATGAGATTGGGTCAAACCCAGCAGGTCAACGATTTTATAAAAACCACTGATGGTAAAATTATAGTACCTAATAAAGATGATATTTTAGTAGGGTTAAAACCGGGTGGACCTTTAGAATCAGGGTTTAAAGATCAATATAGAATAATTTCTGAAAGCAATGATATCCTTAAAGGTTTATCAAATGCTCAAAGTAATTTACTAACAAAACAATTAAAGCATTTAGAAGTACAAACCAAGCTTTTAACTGATATAAGCGCAAATATTAATCAAAGATCTAATATAGTTAATCAGCCAACAATTGTAAACAATAATTATAGTGAAATGAGTTCATTAAGATCTATTCAAGGTGTAACCGCGTAACGTAATTAAATATTAATATGCCAAAACTTTATTGGAGATTGAATAGAAAATCACCTACTGAAACTTTGCCTGTTTTAGTAAGGGTTGGCACTGAAAGCTCTGTTAAAAACTTTCAAACCGGGATTGGTGTTAGTAACATTTATAATAACATAGAAACTAAAGCTTTGGACCCAATAAATGTTGTTGATAATTTTGCTTGGACAAAATCTCCTAAAAAATCAAATA